CTTAAAGTCGTAACAGTGTTACGAGATTTTATTAAATTATACTATTTATATGTCAAATTTTTGCAATCATTAGTGCATTTGTCTTTTTTGTAATGTGGTACACATTGTTTTTTATCTACATGCCAAGCTATGTCGTAGTATTCTCTGCAATTACGACCGCCTGAACCTTCATTTCTTTTATAAGCCTCTTGCCCAACAAGAATGTTACCTCCACAATGTTGGCAGTGACATTGTTTACGGACTTTTACTTTTCGTGTTTTCATATCTATCCTCCAATACTTTGACTATGTAAATTATAAGTTATAAATTAGTATTTGTCAATACCTTTAAGGAATTTATTTTATGCTAAGTGAATGTTGTAAAAAGTTACTAAATAAACCAATTTTCATATTTAAGAACAATAAAATAATGATTTCTGGTGAATTATCGTTTCATTTATTTGATACGCATGGTATTCCTTTAGAAATTATAGAATATGGATTTAACAGGAAATATCTATGACAATGCCAAATGAATTAGATTCAAGAGCTTTAGAATGGATACAAACACATTCTTTACTCTTGGCTAGAGAAATAAATAAAACTACTTTAGAAGCTCTTAGGAAAATCCTTAGTGATGGTTTTGCTAATGGTGATTCTATAGACCAAATTACTAAAGCTATTAGTGATTATTTTCCTACTAATGAAAAGTGGCGTGCAGAGAGAATTTCTAGGACTGAAATTATCAGAGCCTCAAATGAAGGTGCTTTACAGAGATATGAAAGTGAAGGGTTCAATAAAAGTGAATTTCTAGCCAGTCCAGACGCTTGCGAAGAGTGTCAACCTTTAAACGGGCAAATTTACCCTACTAAAGAAGCTCATGGAATTATACCAGTCCATCCGAATTGTAGATGTACTTGGACAGTAGCAGAGAGTGAATTAATATAGAAAATTTAACTTTAGTTTACATAACTCTAACTAAGAATTACTTACTTAAATTTTAAGCAAATACCTAAATTTTCAATCCTAGTGCGTCTAGTACAATTTTAAACTTCAAGGTATAAATACACACAAAAATCATTTCAAGGCACTTCTCGTTAAAATCGTAGCTAAAATTTCACACTTTAAAATATTACGTAAACTAAACATAAAGTAAGAAAATAATTAGCACATTTATTCTTATAGAAACCTCACAGGAGGGGAAATTATGGAAGACACTATTTATAAAATTCTTGATTCAGAAGTTAAAAAAGTAGGTGAACGTCAATATGAATTTATTGCCTCTACTATGGATATGGATAGAGACAAGGAAGTTATTGATGTAAACGGATGGGATTTAAAGAACTTCAAAAAGAATCCGGTGATTATGTTCGGGCATGATTATCATTCTTTGCCTATTGGTAGAGCTACTAAGATAGGTGTCAAAGATGGTAAGTTAATGAATGTTGTTGAATTTCCCCCTGAAGGTACTTATGAATTCGCTGATATAGTCCAGAGACTTGTTGAAACAGGTTACTTAAAAACTCAATCAGTAGGATTTATTCCTAAAGAATGGGAAGATGGTGACTTTGAAGAAAAATCTGATAAACCACGTAGGACTTTTAAGAAACAAGAACTTTTAGAAATTTCAATAGTTCCCGTACCTAGTAACCCTAATGCTTTAAGAAACGCTGTAGACGCTGGTATTATAACGGCTAAACAATTTGATACTTTAAGCAAAAAGGAATCAATTGTAGAAAAACATGAGAAAGTAACTCAAGAATATATTAAAGATGAAATTGATTATCTAAATCTTTTAATTAGTGAAAACGGTATGAATGAAGATGTTAAAAAGACATTTAGTGATTTAGCTAATAAAAATATATCTAGTATAACTTTTGAGTTTAAAGAAACTACCCCTACATATTCAAATGTTATAGAAATTGAACCAAAGGATGGATGTAGAGTATATGCCAAAATAGAAGACGTTAAACAGGACACGACAGAGCCTGTTAATATAGACCCCACAGAAGAAGAAATCTTGAATGAGTTTAATAATACTAAATTTGGAGGTAAATAAATGCTTACTGATGAACAGAAAAAGCAAATCCATGATGAGGCTATAGCTGAAATTGAAAAAGCTAAAGCTGAAACAATTACCCGTAAACTGGAAACAAAGGTCGTAAAAGATGAAGTAGATAATATTACTTCAGATAAAAAGGGTGGTTTTAAATCTTTAGGGCATTTCCTTTGGGAACTGAAAACTATTGAAGATAAAGCCAATATTACCCCACCTGAAACACTTGTAAAATGGCGTGACGCATGTCGTAAAAAGACTGCTGGTACTATGGAAGAGGGTGATGATTCCCAGGGTGGCTACAATGTGCCTACTGAATTCGGTGAACATATTTATGCCGATTCGTTAGAAGGTTCAATTGTTAGACCTCGTGCCAGATTCCAGCCTATGCGCTCTAATCGTATAGAAATTGCCGCAGATGTAGACGCTACACATCAGGGTAGTTTCTTTGGTGGTGTAACAATCTACCGTACTTCTGAGGGTGGACAACTTCAGGCGTCTAATCCTACTTATGAAAAGATTGGTTTAACACTTCACAAAGTTACTGGTTTGGTACATGTAACTGATGAGCTTCTAGAAGATTCTGCTATGGCTATGGAAGCTGATGTTTCAAGGAAATTTAGTCAAGCTATTGCGTTTACAATGGATGATGATTTCCTTAATGGTTCTGGTGCAAATCAACCTCTTGGGGTGTTCAATTCTAAGAATCCTGCACTTATTACCGTTGACGCTATAGGTGGGCAAGGTGCTTCTACTATTGTTGCGGAAAATATTCGTGATATGTACTCTCGGATGTACGGTATTGGTAAACGCAGGGGTGTATGGCTTGCTAACGATGATACATTCCCTCAGCTTTTTGGTATGTCCCTTCAAGTTGGTACTGCTGGAGTACCTATTTGGCTTCCGGCAGGTGGGGCTAGTGCCGCTCCTTATGATACTTTAATGGGTAGACCTATAATCTTCACAGAAAAGTGTCAAACTCTTGGTACTGCTGGCGATATAGCATTTGTAGACCTTAGTGCCTATATCGTAGCTGGTAAATCCAATGGTGAAGCACCTGCTATTGCTTCTAGTATGCACTTTAAGTTTGACTATGGTATGCAATCCTTTAGATTTACTATGAGATATGATGGTCAACCTCTTTGGAGGTCTACATTAACCCCTGCTAAGAGTTCAACAACTGTTTCTCCTTTCATCGTACTTTCTAGCACTCGTACGTAAATCTAAATATTTTTAGGAGGTAAATAAATGAGTACTTTAGTACAGAATCAAAAAATTATTCCCCTTGCTTCTGGAATGATTTCTATATCCGGTAATACTGAACTTGAATCTTTTAATATGGCAGGTTGGGATGAAGCTACTATTATTCTCCAGTTTTCAGGGGCTTTATCTACTGCCGTAAGCGCACCTGAATTAACCTTTGAAACAGGTTCAGCGGACTCTGGAGACCAGGCAGACGCAACTTTCCACTATAGGGTAAATCAAGCTAGTAATTCAGGTATAGCCAGTGCAGATGTTTTAGGTACTGATTCTACAGCTTCTGCGCTTGCTTTAACAGGCACTACCTATGCAGGTAAAATGCTAGTTTGTACAATTATGGGTGATGAACTGCCGACTGCTTCCAAGACTTATAATTGGATAACCCCTGATATTGGTGCAAACTCTTCAGTAGGTGCAGTTATGGGGTATGCTATCCTCTCTAAGGGTAGATATGTCAAGGATATAATTCCTACTGCAATCTAATATGACAATACCCAAACGAAATAAACGAAGACGGAGGGTTAAAAGCCCTCCTCTTCCACAAGAAAATAAAGTAGAGGAAATAATGAAAACTTTAGAAAAACCCAAGATGGATAAAATGATTAGAAAATGTCCTTATTGTGAAAAAGAAACTTACTCTACTCGTTGTAATTGTGGAAGGATAACGGTAATCAACAAATAGGAGGTAAACCATGAGAGCAGTTGGTGGGGCAAAGATTCATTCCGACTGGTCAGCTAGTGGTGGCAGACTTGCTTATACACGTGATAATGCTTCTACTCGCTTAGAGTTTGGTGAATCTGCGTCTGGTTTAAATATAAAAATCTTCGGTGATACTGCCTCAGCTTATTTAGAGTGGCTATCAGCTTCTAATGAACTCTATATAGCTTCAGGGGCAAAGTTAGTAAACGATGGTACTCAAACGTTTAATGGTGCAGTATCGTTTACAGGTTCTGCTACTACTATAGGGAATGCTTCAACTGATAAATTAAGTTTCTATGGTGGTACTGCTACCGTTCAACAGGCTTTTGTAGCTTCTGGTACAGCTTCAGTAATGGCAGAAGCTCTTAGGGATTGTTTAGTTAATCTTGGGTTAATGGCTTCTGCATAAGTGTTATAATTAAAGTGTAGGGATGAAAATGACCATCGAGAGGTCATAAACCGATGGCGAAAAAGTTGGATACGTTAAACCAGCTCATTACTGGCAGAAGGCGACTCAACTGGTGGAATAGACACCTATCCCTACACAAATAAATCTAATTGGAGAGTAATGAAAGACTTAATAATTCTTGCTAAAGGTAATTCCCGTTTAGCGTGTCCTTTTGACGCAGATGAAGTTTGGGGAGTAAATGATGTAGGTAGTTTTCCAGAGTTTAGAAATAAGAAAATTACCAGGTGTTTTACCTTTGACCCTAGAGATGAGAAATTTCTAAAAGAATGCCGTGAAAACGGGGAAATATGGTCTTGGCAACCTTATGCAGATAAAAAGTATCCTTTAGAAGAAGTTATTAACAAATTCGGAACTAAATACTTTACGAATACACTATCATATATGTTTGCCCTAGCTCTTTACGAGGGATGGGAACGTGTTAGAACTTATGGGGTAGACGCTCCTTATGGTGGTATCTATTTCATGGAAAAATCCGGTCTTGAATACTGGATAGGGAGACTTCAACAAGCCGGAGTACAAGTTGATACACATGATTGTGCAGGTATTTTAAAAACCCACGATAATCTTTTATACGGGCAACGTGGTGAATGTTCTATAGACCTCTTTTTAAGCGAGAGAATGTATTTAATGAACTTACTCCCTAAAGAGGGTGATTACGATAACGTTTATAGAGCTAATTTAATACGTTGGTTACTTGCCCTTAAAGTAAAAGAAAAGGAAGCACATAATGTGCAAGTTGGTGCAAGTCCTAATGGTACTACTATTTATCAAATGTCCCCAGAAGTTAAATTAGAACTAGATTCAATGAGTGATATCTTTAAAAAAGTAGGGGTTAATTTCCCTGCTGAGATTAGTCAAAAAATCGCTAAAGAAGTAGAGATTAAAAATCAAAAGCATAATCGTTTTGGAGAGTTTGTTGCTACGATTCACTTCCCTTATTGGACTGTAGAATATTTAAGAGACCTTCTTAAGAATTTAGAGAGACAAGGAAAGTTGCCTGTTTACGCTGTAGCTGTATATGAGAAATTCGCTAAGTTTAAACAACCTGAATCTATCTATGAATATAAAAAGAAAGTATCTTATGTTTTAGCTACAAAAAATAGAGCTAAATTCCTAGAAAAGACTTTAGAGAATTGTAAAAAACTCCTAACAGAAAAAGATGAACTAATCATAGTAGATGGTAATTCTACCGATGGTACTAAAGAAGTTCTAGAATCGTATAAATCTATTATAAATAAAGTCATTACAGGAGAGGATAAGAACGCCGCACACGCTCTAAATAAAGGTTTTCTTAGTTCAATAGGAACGTATGTAAAACAATTACCGGATGATGATATTATCTTCCCTGATGAAATGCAACGTGCTATTACTTACTTAGACGAACACCCTGAAATTGATTTGTTAGTATGTGGTGGTATTAAACGAGATGGTTCTGGAGATAAGCTAATTCAATCACCTGAAAACTACGGTCACGAAATAGATGATGTATTTAAGTACGGGGCATGTGGAGCAGGGTTTATTTTCAGGAGGGATTCTTTAAGTAAGTATGGTCTTTGGGATACCTCTTATGTAGACATTGACCAAGAGATAGCCTGT